CAAGGCATCCATCTGCATCAGGTTGCGGAGCGGTATTACACGGCAAAGCCTTGCTGCGAATAGGTTTGCATCTGGATTGCAAATCCGCGTACGCCGGTTCGATTCCGACCCAGGCCTCCAATAACGGAGCGGCTTCAGAGATTCTAAGCCGCTCCGCAATTTAAACCCCCGCTCCGCAAATCAGCGAGTGGGGGTTACTTTTTGGCCCCGCCGGTTCCGCAGGTAGTGCTCGGTCATCACGACCGATGCGTGGCCCAGCTGCTTCTGTGCCTGCCGCGCGTCCCCGGATGCATCGGCTTTGTCGGTGCCGGCCTTGGCGCGCAGATCACGGAACTGCAGCCCAGATATCCCGGCCAGTTCGCAGGCCTTCGCCCAGCGCCTGGACATTGCGTTCGTACCGATAGCCCGCCCGGATTCGTTGACCACCAGCCTGGTGTTGTGGATCTTGTACCCGCGCTTCCGCTCTCGGATGCGTTCCAGCACGTCGGCCAGCTCGCCAGCCACTTCGATGCGAAGCTTGGCATTGGTCTTTGCCTGGCGGACGTGCAGGGCGCCATCGCGCACATCCATTTCCGTCATCGCCAGTACGTCAGCCGGACGCTGGCCGGTCAGATAGGCCAGGTCCATGGCGTCGCGCAGACATGTATCGGCGCACTCCCATATCGCCCGGAATTGGTCATCCTCGACATACACGTCGCGCCCGGTCTCGCGGTTGCCCTTGATGCCTGCGCAGGGGTTGGGGAGAGCGGTGTAGCCCTTGGCGCGTGCGAAATTCCAGATGGAAGATAGCAGCGCTTTCTCGCGGTTGGCGCGCACGGGGGCCTTGCTGCGCCACGTCAGGTACTGGCGCACGTTGACCGGCTGAATGGCCTCCAGTGGTGCCGGTGGATCGTTGAAGAACTCCTTCAGCTTCACCACTTCGCGCCGGTTATCGGAGAACGTGCGCGGGGCCTTGTTCGGCGCGACCTCGGCCATGTACCGGTCGGCCACCCACGCGAACATGATCACGGCTTGCTGCGGCGGGTTCGACTCGCGCTCAATCTCGGCCCACTTCTGGATCGCCAGCCCATAATCGCTGCCGAGCGGTTCCTCACGGCGCTTGCCGTCCTGGCCGATACCGTGGTCGTAGTAGTAGCAGATCCTTCCGGACTTCTGCTTACGGGGCCGAAAGCGAGGAATCGCGCCCGGCTTGCTCGGCTTCCTGCCCATCGTCAGGCCGCCTTGTTCGGCTTCCAGCCGGTTGCCGCCTGCTCCTGGGCGGGCAGGCCTTCCAGCGTGGAGCGCAGGACCACCGGCCAGCCGTGGGCGTCCAGGTAGTGCCGGATGCCGTTCTTCACGAGGAAGGCGACCTGTCGCGCCCGCTGCGGGGTGCGGCACAGGTCAGCCATCTCGGATCGGGAGAGGGAGATTCCATCAGCCATGTCGGCTACCTCCAGTGCTGCGTTGCAGGTTGTGGGTCATGCTGCGGCCCTCAGAGCGCGCGCATAGTTCGCCTCGAACGCGGCCCGGGCGAAGCCGGCCGGCGTGGCGCTGCGCAGGTTGGCGCGCTCGGAGGACGGCGGCAGCAGGTGCATGCGGCTGCCGTCGGACGGGTCCAGGCGTCGCGGCGTTGGCATGATGAAGCCCCCCCCCCCGGTCCACAGGCAGGTCTTCTTCGTGTACGTGTCGCCCTCGCCGCCGGGGTAACCGGCATAGTCGCAGGGGTCGAACGAGTAGTCGGGCTTGCGCCAGTAGCTGCTGATCGTGCTGACCGGGTTCTCGATGCCGTAGGGGGCGTCCAGTGCTTCCATGACCTCGGCTGCCCTGGCAAACAGGGTGATAGCGTCGGCCAGCGCATAGAGGCCCTTCCCAGAGAACCAGCGCGCCCCGGACACGGCAAGATCGGTGCACGGCGGGAACGCGAAGCCGAACACGTAGCGGCGCATCGGCGGGGTGTACCGCAGCACGTCGGCGCCAACCCTGATGATGTTGCCCTCCCGGCGCTCGCCCTTTGGGTGCTGCAGGTCCACGCACCAGCAGGTGATGCCGGCGTCCGCCCAGGACTGAGCCATCGTGTCGGTCACGTTGAACAGGAACAGCGCGTGCAGGTCCAGGTCACGCATCGCTCGCCTCCTGCGGGCTGTCCGCGTCCAGGTAGCGCAGCTTCCACGTCGGGTGCAGCCGGATGGCGCGATGCTGAAAGTCCAACTCGACCTTCAGGTGCCCGCTGGTCGTTGCAGACACGATTGTCCCCAGCTTTGACACTCCATCGCCCGTGTATTCGACTCGACCGCCGCGCTTTGCTGGCACGCCATAGTTCCTGCGCACCCATTCCATTCCACCGGCCATCACTTCACCCCCTGCGGGCGGGCGGCGATGACAGCAGCCTCCAGCGATTCGGCGCACTGGATCAGCACGGCCCTGCCACGCCCACCGGCCGCTGCGTGCCTGCGCCAACCGGTCGCCAGCGCCATCATTGTGCGCTCGGGGACGCCACTCTCCGGCGCGGCGCGCATGGCGGAGCGGCGGTTCCACGCGGCAATGGCGGTCTTCAGCAGCCATTCGTCGCCATAGCGCAAAGCGGCATCAGTTCGCTCGTACCGACAGCCGCTGCACTTAACGACGCATTTCCGCGTGCTGTGCACGTTTCCGATCATCCGCAGGGTCGCCTCCCCGCCACAGAATGGGCACGGAAGCAGCTCGCGGGCCTGTTGTGTGTGATCCATCTTGATTCCTCTTGCGGCTTTTGCAGCTTCGTCCGGCGTTACACCGCTAATCTGCGGCCGAACGGGTGTTAGACCTCAATCGTAACTGTCTGCGTCGGCAGCTCTTCTTCCGTGTCATCGAAGCTATCTTCGTCTTGCGCGTAAGCCTCTCGCATCGCTTCGGCAATTGTGCTTGCTCCCACGCCACAAACCATCCCGCTGCTGGCATACGTTGCATCGTCTTCGTTGTCGGTGATATAGCCTTCCGTCTTCTGCGCATTCCAAACAATGTGGTACTGCTTTTTCATGGTGGTGCTCCGTTGTAGGTCTAACACTACGGTCAACGCGACCGCCGACCTGTGCCGCCAAAATCAATCTCTTTCGTGCGGCGCGTTACCTTGGGTGTTATACGGCTAGCCGGCGTTGCCGCTGCTCGTTCTCGATGCGCTCGCACGCAATGTCGAAATACTTGCGCTCGCGTTCAATGCCAACGAATGACTTGCCCAGCCGGACGCAGGCCACGCCGGTTGTGCCGCTGCCCATGAAGGGGTCGAGAAATGAGGCTGCACTGCCGCAGCGATTGATGCACCATTCCATTAGCCGGATTGGCTTCTGTGTCGGGTGCAGCTTGTTTGGCTCGCCCCGCGTCGCACTCATGCGGAAAATTGCGGCCGGGCGGTTTATGTTGGTCCATGCAATCTCGGCCTGTGAGAAGTTTTCCCACGGCTGCTCCTTGTCCCAAACCAAAATCCCGCGGCAAGGCGGAAGATCAAAGTAGTTCCCCCCCCAAATGATCTGGATCGGTGCTTTCTCCCGGATCGTCAAAAGCACGTGGCGAGAGGGGGCTTCGTCCCATTCGTGATCGCCTGCACCAAGTGCCGTCCCCGCAAACCTGCCGGCGTTCACCCTGCGGCTTTTTCGTATCGCGGAAGTCTCGCCACCCGCCAGGTTCAATATCCCATACGGCGGATCAGTGACCACGGCATCTACAGGCGCGATTGTCTGCAGGACGTCAAGGCAATCGCCGTGCCAGAGTTCTGCATTCCCGATTGTCACTTTCTCTGTCATATGTCCTCTCAATCGCCGTATAACAATTCATTCAAGCCGACGCCGCTTCGCGGTGCGCGTTAACTCAGGTGTTGGGCCGCAGGTTCGTCACCTGAAGTCAGCGCCACAATCGTTGCAGCGACGGCAAACAAGCTTGTTTGTCGCTCGCAAACGGATAGGCCAGTACGTCATGTGTCCCGTGCGCCACTTGTGCAGCTTCCACCTTATGTAGCCGAGCAGTTGCATTTGTTTCTCCGTAGGCCAGCGGCCCAACAATTCATTCAAGCCGACGCCTGCGGCGCGGCTGCATCAGGTCATCCATTGGACACCTCCCATCCCGTTGTCCGCAGGTATGCGGCCATCAGCTTCTCGATGCATGCTCGGCATGCGAGTGGCTTCTGCGGTCCGTAAGGGATCTTCAGCTTCCAACTGGCGTCCAGGGTCGTTGGGCCAACGTCGCGAAATCCGCCGTTCACGGTGATGGACATATCGCCCTCGTTTGCACCGCACTCCTGCTGACACAGGTCACAGGTGCAGACAGTGACGGTCTTCGTTTCAATCGCCATCCGACACCCCCGCGCCGTGGCTGTTGGCCTGCTCGTCAGCCGCTCGGATGACACGGCCGCCGGCGCCATAAAACGTCGCGTCCAACTGCTCGGGATGCTTCATCAGCACGTCGCAATCGCAGAGCATCCCGGCAACGTTGTAGCTACAGCGGTTGTGGTGGTACTCGGGGGCGACGCTTCGGGTGATTTCCCACCCTCTCGGGAAATCGACGCTCACGGCTGCCCCTCCGCATCGCCGGCCTGCGCCTGCATTGCTGCGTCGATGGCGGCGTCGAATGAATGGCAGTCGTTGCACTCGCCCAAAACATCCGACCACCAACAGATGTGCCCAAGCTGCGGGTAATTATCGGGATCACGCAGCCACCGATACCGCGCAGCATCCCGCGCCTCGCTGCCGCCCTTGGGGCTGCCCAACCCTTCGGCGCTTCCGAACTGTTCGTTCACGTCGCCCTTGGGGCTGGCGTCGATCCCCTGCGTTGCGGGGGTGCTGTCAGCGAACACCAGCGGCCGCACGGTGCCGCAGTTGGCGAATGCCATGTTCTCGGCAGCAGTCTTGTCGAAAAACAACCCCTGCTCGACATTACCGTCAACCATGTAGGCGACAGCCGGCGCTGCGGTGACGGGGGCGGCGTACAGTTCGCGTACATCGTACTTCTCAGCCCACTTGCCGCCGACAGTCTCGTCGTAAGTGTGCTTGCTGATGTTGAACCACTCATCGTCATTCTTGTAACGGCGCTGCCACGCCACCGCCTCCTGCGCTGCGGCGGGCCTGGTATCCAGCGCGGCGCGGATAGCCCACAGGTCTACCTTGTAGTCGTCCAGGTCGATGCCCTTGCGGACGTTCTCTGCTTCGGTGTGGTGGCCGAATTCGTCAAGCCCCAGTGCCAGGAGGCTGCGGGCCTGTTGCTCGTTGTGTGCGTTCATGCTGCTTGCTCCATGGCGGCCAGGTCGATCTCGTCCACGCGGTCGCGCAGCTGGCGCTTGGCGTGGCGCAGGACCTTGGCGATGTAGGTGGGATCGGCGGTGGTGAAGAAGGTCCTGGCCTCGAAGTACAGGCGGCCGGTGTGGTCGCGCCGGAACAGGCGGTAGGTCACCGCGGAGCCGTCGTCGGTCGGGAAGCGGCCCCAGCTGAGGCCCTCGTTGCGCTTCGGGGCGCGCCGGGTGAAGTGACGGTTCATGCTGCCTTCCTCCACTTCGTAGCCAGGGAATCCCACGTCAGCGGGTGCGGGCGCTTCTTGATCCGCTGATAGGCTGCGTCGGGCGAGATGCCCAGCCGGCGCGCAATCTGGGCTGTCGTGCAGAGCTGGCCCTCCACGACGTGTGCGTACAGCGCGGCCCGGGCGGCACTGCCGCGGCGCGATCCGGCGCGGCTTTCTTCGGGGCTGAAGGTGACCGTGGCCATCAGGCGGCCTCCGGCATGCGGCGCAGCTCGTCGACGATCTTCTGCACCTCCAGATCGGCCGCCTTGATCGCGGCGCGAAGCTCGGCGATGGCTGCCTCGTCGCGCTCCACCCGCGTGATGGCCAGCTGCAGGCGGTCGGGGAAGCGCGGGTCGTAGCTCACCGCGTCCACCCAGGGCGCACCGACGACCAGCATCTGGTGCTGCAGCTGCCAGCGGTACTCGACCGCATGCGCGCCGGTGCGCAGTGCTTCCAGGTGCTTCTGCATGCTCGCCGGGCACTTGATCTCCACCAGCCCATCGCCAACCAGCCCATCGGGGCTGCAGCCGGTGTTCGGCAGATCACCGCACAGCACGAAGCCGGCTTCCTCGACGGCGACGCCGGTGGCGAAGCTGTAGGCATCCCGCGCCTCGGCCTCCAGTTCGATGCCCCGATCCATCGCCGAGTTGCGGTAGATCTCCACCGGCTGGCCGGTCAGGCGCTCAACGGCGAGCAGAGCGAGCAGGTTGGCCCGGGACGCGCTCGGGCCTGACTTTGTGCGTGCCATCAGGTCAGCGGCACGCGATGCGGTGAACATGCCGCAACGCGCCAGCATCCAGTCCTGCGATTCCTGAGCCTCGTTCGCCTTCATGCCTTGACCTCCTTCGCCCGGGCGGCCCACAGGGCGCGGATCTGGCGCATGGCCGGGGCAGGGATGCCGGTCTTGGTGCGCAGGTCGGCGGCGATCCGGTCCAGGTCGTCCTTGTCCAGGGCGTCCTTGATCGCGTCGGCCCAGCTGGTGATGTCGAAGCCGGTGGCCGCGGTGAAGGCGTCGTCGTCCTCGCCGTGGCTGGTCAGGTTGAGCAGCGCGCCGGCGGTGTACCGCTTGCCGTAGCTCACGCTGGAGGCAACCGCCTGCACAGCGTTCTTGTTGCCGCTCGCGT